GACGTCAAATTGGGAGTGACGATGGTGGCGGGTTCGTTATATCGTGAAAGAGGGAGCGTGGACTCCTTTTCTAGTTTTGAATCAATGAACATTCCTGGATCCGTCGGATCTATGGGACAGATCAACCGTCTCCTCGGCGTTAATCGGAGCCAAGTCGCATGAGTGCTAGTGGCATCTTTGCAAGCGCCCAGAGCACCCTTGTAGCCTCGCTCACGGGACTCGGGCTGGCAGTCGTAACAGACTCGCGCAACGCTCGCCCGATGACAGTCTTTGTCGAGCCTCCGACGTTCACCTGCTTCAACAGCAACATCGCCGAAATCACTTTCGGACTTAGGATCCTCGCAGCTCCCCCAGGCAACAGCGACGCCGAGGACTACCTCATCACCACAGCCGACACAATCATGAACAGCGCGATCTCCCTCATCTCGGGCGCTCCTTCTGTCACGACAATCGGATCACAAGATATCCCCTCATACGATCTAGTCGTTCGTGTGGGAACCTCAAGAAACCCATAGGAGAAATCATGGCAACTACAACTTATTTATCACAACCGGCAGAGCTAAAAATTGCGACCGTTGATCTTACCGATCAAGCGTCAAGCATCAGTTTTACTCTTGGTAACAACCCACTTACTAGCACCGCTTTCGGCGATACTGGCGAACGCATGGTTGCTGGCCTTCAGACAGTAGAAGGCACGATCACGCTTTATATGTCATACGGCGCGTCAGAAGTTGAAGGCGTCATCGCTGGCGAAGTCGGTCAAGGCGACACAGTTATCGTCGTTAAAAAAGGTTCAGGGGCTATCGCAGCTGATAACCCAGAGTGGACGATCAGTAACACCATGATCGCGAACTACCCAATCACCTACACCGTCGGCGAGCTTCAAGTTATGGAGATTAGCTTCTCGGGTGGCACCTGGGTTCGCGACATAACCCCCTAATCCCATCCCTTACCGTGCAAAGGAAACACCATGAAACTATCCATCAAGATCAACACAGGAGAAGGAGATTACGTTGTCGAAACTAATCTCTTTCATCTTGTGCAGCTCGAGCGGAAATACAAAGTCAAAGCGTCCGACCTTGCTAACGGTATCTCGATAGAGATGCTCGGCTACCTCGCCCACGAAGCAGCCAAGCAACAAGGCCATAACCCCCCAGTCATTCTGGACGACTTTCTCAAAAAGTTAATCGACCTTGAAGTCTTGGAAACAGAGTCAGCAAACCCCACACAAGGGGATCAGTAGGGCGCAGCCTCGCCGAGTTACTTGTCGAGACTGGCTACTGGCCCCCATCCATCGAGTTCACTTACACAGATCTAAACACTGTGATAGATGTACTGAATAGACGCCGAAAGGATTAACGATGATCGAAATGAAATCAGAGATCAAAGGCGCGAAGCAGGCAATCATCTCGTTACGGAAAATAGATCCTGAGTATCGCAAAGACTTTAATCGTGAAGCCAAAAACATTGCAGCGCCACTTGTCGCCGACGCTAAAGCCGAATATCCAGAGATGCCTCTGTCAGGTATGGCGAAACTGTGGACTAACAATGGGCGCGAGTTGTTGCCGTGGTCAGTGAGCAAAGTCCGCTCGGGCGTCAAATTGAAAACTTCTACGCGCAAAAACGCTTCGAGTGTCATCTACATAACCCAGGCGAACCCAGCAGGCGCAATCTTTGAAGTAGCAGGAAAAGCGAACCCTGGAAAAACATTCAACAAGAACCTACGCGCCAAAAAAGGTTTCATCTTGTGGCCTACAGCGGACAAACATCTTCCAGACGTGCAGCGCGGAATAGTCAAACTTGTAGAGGACGTCATGGACAAAGTTGAGAAGGAAATGCGCTAATGGCTATCAACATCCCGATCATTACCGACTTCAACGGCAAAGGCATCGACCTCGCTAACTCAGCCATCGGAGGCTTCGGCGGTTCAGCCACAAAAGTATTTAAGAACGTCGCCAAGTTTGCAGCCATCGGGGGAGCAGCGATAGCAGCAGGTCTTGGCGCGTCAGTCAAAGCAGCTGCAGAAGATGCTCAAGGGCAAGCCGTCCTCGCAAAGACTCTCAAGAACTCATCAAACTCCACCGACGATCAGATCTCTTCCATCGAGGATCTCATTTCTTCGATGACCCTGGCAACGGGCGTCGCCGACGACGACCTGAGAAACGGTCTCGGCACACTCGTCAGAGCCACAGGAAACTCGACTAAAGCCTTTGACCTGCTCAAAAGTGCCATGGATATTAGTGCAGCGACCGGCAAGCCGCTCGAGGCAACTACCGCCGCATTAGCAAAAGGCTACCTAGGTCAGATGGGCGCGCTAAAGAAGCTCGGCGTCCCACTCGATGCGAGCATCATTAAATCCAAGGACTTCGCTGCAGCGATGGACGCTGTGAACGAAAACTTCGGAGGAAGCCAAGAAGCACTTTCCAATAGCGCGGTCGGACGTTTTGACAGACTCAAAAACGCTTTCGGCGAAGCATCCGAAACACTCGGCACCGCACTCCTCCCAGCGTTTGAAAAGATCGTCGGCTTTGCCACAAATGTTTTGATCCCAGCCTTTGAAAAAGTTTCCGCAATCTTCGACAAAGAAGGTCTCGGCGGAGTTCTCAAGTTGCTCGGCGACCGGCTCAAGGAAGGCATCCCAATCGCCTTGGAAGCGCTCAAAAACCTTCTAGTCAAGATGGGGAACTGGATCATCAACGATGGTCTCCCATTGCTTTCCGAAAAGCTCGGCATCCTGAAAGAAAAACTCACAGCATGGATCAAAGAGTCAGGCCCAGAAGCCCTCACCGCTCTCGGCAAGTTCATCGGCGACATGATCAAATGGATCATCAACGACGGCATACCGCTCTTGATCAAAGCCACAGCAAAACTCTCAGTAGCCCTGCTGAAATGGCTCGTAGATATTGGGCCCGATCTAATCAAAGGACTCGCAGGTTTCGCTCTCGAATTGGCAAGATCTCTCGTAACTGCTGTTCTCGGCGCGTTCTCAGATCTCGGCAAGTTTGGTCTAGAGATCGGCAAAGCCTTCGCCAACGGCATTATCTCAGTCGTAAACACTCAGCTCATAGATCGCATTAACAGGCTCCTCGAGTTCACTATTGACCCTCCAGGCCCAGGGCCAAAATTGACTATCAACCCCCCAGACATACCTCGAATCCCAATGCTTGCGGAAGGTGGCATCGTCACAGGCCCAACGCTGGCGATGATCGGCGAGGCAGGCCCTGAAGCTGTGATCCCTCTCTCTGGGCGCAATATGCCGAACATGGGCAACAACATCACGATCAACGTCAACGGCGGAGACCCCAATGCAGTAGTAAGCGCATTACGCGCCTATATGCGCACTAACGGCAGTGTCCCGATCAGAGTGAGCAGCGCTTACTGATGGCCGTACAAAGTTTTCAAGTGGACGTAGAAGGCGTATCTGGGACTCCTGCTATCACATTGAGCAACGTCGTGTCCATTAATTTTAAGACTGGGCGCGAACGGCAGCTTGACCAATACGCGACGCTCAGTGGAAGCATTGTCGTACGACAACCCTCAGCGCCTAACGCAGTGATAAAGCCTGGATCAACTGTAAAAGTGACCTGGGACGACGGGGGGATCTATCGCAGTCAATTCTCGGCATCCATCTCCAACGTACAAATGAGCTACGGGATACCGTTTGCCGGTGGCGTCGGAAACGCCGACTACATGACCATCAGCCTTGAAGGATATTTTGCGCGATGTGGCAGAGCCAGCGGAGAAAGTTACGCAATGGCAGCCGCAACTATTTCGGCGCAAACAACAGCAGCAAGCACAGCCAGCGGTCTCACTATCAACTACTCAAGCAGCGGCACAGGCCCAGCGATGGCAGCAACGACCGTCAGCGGCACTTGGGGCGACTGGATTAACAGCGCGTGCATCACAACAAATGGACGTATGCGCGAAGCGTTCAACGGCGTCTCGTTGTTTTCCCCATTTGGTGCACAAGTAGCAAACATCAATTTCAGCGACACCACAAACAACGCCAGTTTCCAAGTGTACGACAACATTGAGTTCGCTAGTTACGCCGACAACTTCTATAGCCAAGTCACTGTAGATCCTGAGTCTTTTGCAGCTCAGACCGTGCAGACCGGCGTTAAGCCGTTTCGCACATACACGGTGAACACGCTCAACGCTTCGACGTCACAAGCGACGGACTATGCCAATTATCTGCTTAATAACTTTACGGCAGCCCCTTTGGCTATCACATCTTTTTCGTGTTTAGCCAACGCCCAGAACTCTTTCAAGCTGTGGAACTTATCCACTGGCGCTGGTTCTCTAGAAATTGGTACTTGTGTTGGCGCTCAGGTGAGCGTGGCTTTTCGTGGCACTACCTACCAGTGCATTATTGAAGGCGCAGCGTTTAGCGCGGTACCGGGCGAGGCTCGATACACATACTACGTTTCGCCAATAGACCAAAACGCTTACCTAATCCTTGACAATGCTACTTTCGGCAAACTTGACTTGAATAGACTGGGGTACTAATGGCTATAAAAACTTTTACAACTGGCGAACTGTTGACCGCGGCAGACACAAACACGTATCTAAACAACTTTGACAATGCCGCTGCCGTATCTTTAACATCAAACTCAAACATTGCAAACTCAACTGACGCCGTAGTTAGTTGGTCAGCGGCAGAATACGACAACAACACAATGTTTGCAGCTGGGACACCTAATCGTTTAACCATTAAAACGGCTGGAATATACGTGGTGACTGCAACGATATGTTGGCCATCAAACTCAACAGGCGAGCGCATTTCTTGGATACAAAAAAACGGTTCTAGCGGTACACGCTGGGGAAATAGGCGCGGTGGCGGTTGGGCTAGTGGCCCGACAGAATACAGCATCGCCGCGCAAATTACTTGTGCAGTAAACGATTACATACAACTAGGAGTATTTCAAAACTCAGGCGGAACGCTTGCGTTGCAGTCAGCAGCCACAAGCCGTACACGCATGGAAGTAGCAAGGATTAGCGACGTATGATTGACAAAACAGAACAAACAACAACATTTGCGTTGCCGTCTGATGCTATGCGCTCAACAAGAAACTCAATGCTTGCCAATTCTGATTGGGCTATGGCCCCCGACGCGCCAACAGACAAAACAGCATGGGCCGCGTATCGCCAAGCGTTGCGCGACTTCCCAGCAACATGGGAACGAGACGAGACCGCAGACTTTCCAGAGGCCCCGCAATGATTTGGCGAGTTGGTTTTGTGGCGCTTTTGTTTGCGTCAATACTTGTAGCGTGCGGAGACCGAACACGGCTCAACTGTGAACCGCGCACAAAGAACAAAGCACTCAGCTCGACCGTCTTTGAGACAACAACAACGACAGAGACTCCACAATATGGGACAGGTGGCAAATGTTAAAGAAACCCGAGAATAGACTCACTAACGAAGAGATCAAAGCGCGGATCGTCATGATCGTCGCGTGTGGGTTGACACTTTCTTTCGTCGGCTCCGTGTTCACAATTTTGTACGGACTGCTATTTGTTTCACAGCCTGCGACAATGGCGGAACTTGATGCACAGCAGATCAACATCCTTTCCTCGATGCTTCTCACCCTTTCGGGCGGACTTATCGGGCTACTCGCTGGCAACGGTCTCAAAGACAAGCCGAAAGAGAAAAAAGATGACAACGCCTAAAGCAGCTCCAAAAAGTAACGCGATGCCGTACACCGGCAACAAAGACGCAACCGCGAACGGCAAAGCCACCCCAGGGGCGCACAAACTCCTCGACATTCTTGGCACTAAATGGGGCTTCAAGAACCTCGGAATCTACGCCTACCGACCGATGCGCGGATCAACCATGTTGTCAGTGCACGGCACAGGACGCGCCTTTGACGCTGGCTACAAACAATCCCAGCAAGCATTAGTCACAGAGATATGTGAGTGGCTAGCCGACAACCACGTCGCCCTCGGCATCGAAGAGATCCATCAATACATCTGGGGAACACACGGACGAGGTTTCCGCTGCAACCGTGACGGCAAGCCAGGCTGGAAAGAATGGGACGCCGAAAACAACGGAGGCCCTGGGGGCTACTGGATCCATGTCGAGGTCTCCCCGACTTTTGCTCAGAACCCTCGGCTCATCGTGCAGGCTTGGAAAAACACAATCCACACTTTCGTCACACCGATCGTGTAACTTCTCTAACGTCACCTTCTATCCCTACTACGGAGGCACTAATGGCAGGCAAAATCATCCGACCCGACGACTGGGACGAAGGCACTCTCTTTCATGCACCATTGCATCGAGAACCCGACCGTCCCACTAGCGTCCAAGGCGCTCGAGACGTAAAACACAGGCGAACATCCCAGGCGATGCTTCTCCTTATTGAGTACCGAAACCACGACCTCACCGATGAAGAAGCAGGAGCCCGATCTGGGCTTATCAGGCGCTCACGGTGCTACTGGAAAAGATGCTCCGATCTTCGCTCCGCTGGGTATATCGTCAATACAGGAAAGACGCGGATCGGATCCGCTGGATCTGCACAGATGATCTGTGCCATAACCCCAGAGGGCTTAGCAGCTCTTGCTTAGGAGGACTCATGTTCACTCGATCAAAGGATCGCTATTAGGCGACTCGCGGCAGCCGTGCTCATACTTGCCGCTTTCCACCCATCTCCAGCAAGTGCCGAGGCTCTGCCCTTCCGATGCGAATACTACGCAACGAAAGCAGTTCAACTCGGCTGGCCTAAAAAGGAGAAACCGATGCTCATGAAGATTATGTGGCGCGAGTCGCGTTGTCAGACCACGAGCATCAACCGCAAAGACCCTTACGGCGGATCTTTCGGATTACTACAAATAAACGGCAGTAATGTCGGCTGGGCAAAGCGTGAAGGCTATATAAAAAGCCGAGACGACTTAACCAAAAGACACCAAAACCTCAAGGTCGGACTCGAGCTGTGGAAGCTCTACGGATGGCGACCATGGGGAACCAAATCATCCCAATAACAGAAAGAGCCCCTACATGACATTTAACTTAGATAATTACGAGCCGGTAGCGCCCAGGCTGGCGCGATGGTTAGAATCAGCAGAAGATCCTCGAGTCATCACAACGCTCATCGCTTACGAGCCTGGCAAATGGTGCATCTTTAAGACCGATCTCTACGAAGGCGAAAAGATGATCTCGACAGGTCACGCCTACGAAGAGCACACCGAAAAAGGCGTCAATTCCACGAGTTTTATGGAGAACTGTGAAACGAGCTCGACGGGCCGCGCGTTGAGTAATTTTGGGATGGCAGGCTCAGATCCGTCAAAGCGCCCCTCTCGTGAAGAGATGACAAAAGTACAACGCATGACACCCAGCGACGCTCCTGAGGGCACACAACGCCCACAGGCATCACCCAACAAGCCAGCATCAGAAGCACAGATCGGGCTCATTAGGACGCTGGCAAAGAAACTGGGCTTTGAGGCACACTTCCCTCCAAACTTTACGAGCTACGACGCCTCCCAGGTGATCCAGGAGCTGAAAGGCAACGTCATCCCACTCGCGATCCGCGCCGAGTCCTTCGAGGATCCGTTCTAATGCAGCTCATCGGCAAACTCATCGCGTCCGCCATCATCGTCGGACTAATCACGTTGGTCATTGAGGCCATTATTTACGAGCGAGAAGTATCAGCAAACATTAAAAAAGAGAGGCCCTTCTATGAGTGACGATCAAGTCTGGAACGCGTTCATCAGCGCAATACCGGCACAAGACAGAGCCCGACACGACTTGGAAAACTTTCAGGCGCGACTTCTTAAAAACGCGCTACAGGAAATCGAGGATCTAAAACTGGAGATCATTCAGCATCGCGCCGAGATCGTGCAGCTGGAAGAAGTTCTGCAGGGCTACTCGAGCCTGCTGCATGACGTAACACAAGACAGAGATCGGTTTCGCGACGACTGGAAAGCAATGACACAGGAGTTATCAAGATGGCGCAAATGACAGACGACGACTCTTACCAGGTGCACGTTTACCCAAAAGGGAGAAAAGTGACTCTTGTGTTTGTTGGCGGTTGCTGGGATAAATACAACTACGAACTTACCTACAACTCATTTGTCGCGCCCCTCGTGAGGCGTTACTCGAGCGACTGGATGACTTGGGGCGACCGTGAAACCATTGCCGAGGGCTACTACCAATGGACTTGGGAAAAACGAGAGCTTGACATCAAGGGAGATGGCTAAATGGTTGCCATTAGCGAAAAAGAGTTTCAAAACAAAGTCGTCGCCCTAGCGATCATGTACGGATGGCGCGTAACACACTTCAGAGCCTCTCAGGTCGGCGGAAAGTGGATGACCGCCATACAAGGACACTCAGGCTTTCCTGACCTAGTTCTCGCCCATGAGCACAAGGGAATAATTTACGCCGAAATTAAGACCGAGCGAGGCAGATTAGACCCAGCCCAAATCACCTGGTTACGCACACTTGACGCAGCTGGAGCCGAGGCTTACTGCTGGAGACCATCCGATATGCAATTCATTACACAACGACTACTAGAGAAAGCCCCTACAAAATGACCATCATTAGAGCCGAACGGCCCCATATCAACTACACGATCATCAAGAACGAGACCCTCAGGAACAATTCGCTCTCATTTCGTGCTCGAGGCATACACGCCTACCTGCTCTCAATGCCGGACAACTGGCGCACATCAGCGCTCCAAATGTCACGCCAAGGGCAAGAAGGGCGCGACGCCATCCTCAAAGCACTCCAAGAGCTAGAGGATGCAGGCTTCGTGAAGCGCACAAAGAGCCAGGACCCGAGGGGACGCTGGCACTCCGAGATCATTGTCTATGACGAGTGCTGCTTAACCCGTGTGGAAATGCTGTGGAAAAGACGTGGAGAAGAGAAAACACCGACGCCTGAAAAACCGACGTCGGATAACCAGGCGTCTTATAAAGAACTCATAACTAATGACGTTGAGAAAAAATCAGAGACATTACTCAAGACCCGAACACTAATCTGTGGACAATGCGGAGGATCAGGGCGCGTCCTAGGCTTCATGGATAGCCCCATGGAATGCCCAGACTGCCACGGCGACGGCATCCAACAATGAGCGCCCCACGACGTAAAGACCTAGACAGCGCGTCATACAGAAAAAACCGCGAGACCTTCCTTTACGAATGGGACGGCGCGTGCCATTGGTGCAAGCGCGCTCGAGCAACAACCATCGACCACGTCATAGAACAAGACCGAGGAGCAGACCCCACAGATCAATCCAACTGGGTAGGAGCCTGCCACAAATGCAACAGCCGACGCGGAGCCGAGTACCTAGCCAAGAAACGCAACGCAACAGTCCAAGCAAGAACAAAAGCACAAAACAAAACACAAAAATCAGAAAATAATATTAATTTTTTTGAAATTGAAAAATTATTCACCCCGACCCCTTCCATCCATCTATCCCAGAACAGGGCAGA